TCGCCAATCATTACTGGAGTTCCCTCCTGGTCGTACTCTTCAACCCATACTGCATACTGAGTTCCGATTGCTCCAACGCTTGCGTTTGCAAGGTAAGTCAACAAACGCTGACGGATAGGAGAAACAACACCAGTAAACTCAGAAATAGTTACTTGTCCTGAAGATGCTTCGTTAGCGATTGTAGAAGCTAGAGTAATTGTTCCAACTGCCTTCTCGCTAATTTCGAATACCAAAGGAGCCTTAAGACGAGCGTTAGGCTCAGACTTCAATCTCTCGATTTCTGCTTTTACTGGAGCGTAAGCCTTCATAAATGCGGTTTTGAAATCTTCTGCATTTACTTCTTTCTCAACTGCATTCTTTTGCATTGCAATGTCCAACTTATCAAGTTGCTTTTGCATTTCTGCTGCCTCTTCTTTGGTTACTACACCAGCGAATGACTTCAATAGGCTTTCAGCCTTTTCGAAAGCTTCGTTTGCTTTCACTTCTGCATTACTAGCTTTTGCCTTTAGAGCCTCGCCAGCCTCTGCAATGACTGCCTTTACGGCGTCGATTGTTAGATTTTCCATGATTCAAATTGTTTTTTAAGTTCGTTAATTGTTATTATTTCGACTGCTTCGGCTTCTTTTATTTCCAAAGTAGGCTCGGCTGGCTTTAGAAACTCCAAAAGTGATTTGAGTTGATTTTCTAGTTTTTCAATTGTTTCGTCGGTTGCGTCTGAGGTCTTTACAAACTTTTCAAGTCTGCTAAGATACTCGAATGCGTCCGCTTCGCTTTTAAGGTCGATAAACGTCGTTTCAGGATTAGCACCCAAGAATTGGACTGCACTACCTTCGTACATCATTACCTCCTTAATTAGGTTCGCTTTTGCCTCTTGGTCGAACTGCTCTTTTATAGTTCTAAAGCCAAAAGAATGCTGGTTGATTAGCTCACTCTCAATCATCTTTTGAAAGTCTTGCCCAGCTGCATGGCTACCAATTTTAGCCTCGTAACGCAAGCCTTTATTGTCTTCGTAAAGATTGGTTATTTTTGCGACAACTTTATTCTTATCGTGGTCTAGTAAATACTTGATTAACTGCTTCCCTTGAGGGCCGCGCTCCATTACAGTCTTGGTAAACGCTCCTGGCTCGATTACATCTCCATCGAGGTCTTTGTTACCGAAAACGGCAAAGTAACCCGAAACAATCCCTTGTTTCATGTCACTATCTGTAAAGCCTTGGTTTAATCCTTTTTTTACAAAACCCATATCGCTAGTCTTTTCTAATTCCTTAATTTTATTTCTACTCCAAACCAATCCCTCTTTGCCTCCCCAAGCGTCGTACATCAAACGACCGCAACCATCCTCATAAGAGCTAGAGGTTTGTAAATCAACCTCGTGACGGCTTAAATACGAAAACATCCTTTTAATCGTATCAAATGACACAGGCTCGCCGTTTGCAAGCTGGTTGGCTCTTTGCTTACCTACTGGCGTTCCGCAAGTCCCCCAACCGAACTCATCAACATATTTTAAAACCCTTCTAGCGTTATTTCTGACCGCCTCAGGATAATCTGAATATGATTGCTCGGCTTTGTCTAGCATTGCTTATTCGTTTAAACAAATATACAAATAAAAAAAATTAGGAAACAAAAGGCGAAAAAGCTTAGCCTCTTTGTGGCTCTTCAATTGGCTCGAATACAATCGTATTAGTTTGACCTTTTAAAGGCTTAGAATGCTTATTTAATCCGCTTGTAATTGCATCGGGTATTCCATCAGGAAAAGCCTTGCAACCGCCTTTAAACATTTCAAAATGTTTGCATTTAAAACAAATTAGATTAACTGCCTCCATTGTCTATTTTTTAAAATACCTATCAATTAATTTCCCAACCTCTAAAGCGTATTTACTTGGGTTGGAACTTAACTTATACTCTGTAAATGCTTCTGCCAAAAATTCGTTATCGTTTGTACTGGCATATTTTCCAAGAAATACATTTGCTATTTTATTTGGGTCGTTTATCTCTTTTTGATAAAAGCTTCTAATTATGTCCATTTCTAGCCAGAAATTTTGTAACTCTGGATATCTAGCCATCATTAATTTATTTTTTACCGCTATAACGTGGCCAAATTCATGAGTTAGCGTAGCCAAATCTACTTTATCTCTATCAACTTTTGATTTACCAGCATACCTAGTAAATCCATAAATATCCTTACCTACTCTTGGAATTAATCTTTCGTCTAAATCAGTTTGATGCCCAAAATTAATCTCAACAAGACTTGTTTGGGTTCTCTTAATGTATCCATAACTGCTGCTACTTGAACGATACCTAAGTTTAATTTGATTATTGGTTAAATAATCTGAAAGCTGGTATTCATTAGTCAGCTTGTTTAATTGCTCATTATATCTGTTTAGCTTGGTTAGGGAAAGTTCGGAACTAAATTCCGTTTTTATTACTTTTAACTTAGTTTGTTGATTAATTATATTTTTTGCTACTTGTTTAGCTTCTTTTAATGTATCTGCATATTTAAACGCTCCTAATTGCTGAGGTAATGCTGGGGTTATAACTGGAGCCGTAAAAGGAGCCGCTGGCCTAATTAAAGGAGGCAAGCCGACAAAAGCATTAGGAAAGTTTCGAAGCGCGTAAGACTCGGAAATGTACACAACAACGCAACTGCAATTAATTGTTTGAGCTGCTCCACCTTTTTGGTCTCCTGGCTTGTCCATGAAAACCTCCACGCCTTTAGTCGTAAATACAAAAGGTTGGTCGGCTCTTATTGGTTTGTCTTGTGCCTGGATGTGTTGGAACCTTGGCTCTCTTGAACCGCCATGAATCCACAACTTCCAAAGTGTTGTTCCAGTCTGTTTCGCCCAATCCTCTGCGGAACGCTTCTTGCCTTCGTTGTAAGCTCGTGTCGATTCAGTCCTAGCAATTGCCCTGGCTCTAGCAATGTTTGGTATTTGCTCAAGTAAAAGACGCTCTATCTGAAATGGGTTTAAACCTTGCTCAATACCTTCGCCAAGTATCTTTTGGATTTGCTCTAAGGTGTTATCATTTACGCCAGTAATTAGATTTCCAAGGTTTTGCAAAACCCATTCCTTAATCCATTCTCTCCAGGTATTTAAAAAGAAATCGTCAGGAACGTAAGCCTTTTCGCGGTTGTCTTGTCTTATTCGGTTAAACTCTTGCTTAGCAGACTCAACAAAGACTGTTTGGTAAAACTTAATGTAGGCCTCTTGCATTGGCAAAGGCGACGGATTTGGCTTAGCTTGTAGCTTTAAAGCCGCGGTAAATAGCTTAATCCCAAGGCGCTCGTATTTCTTTAGGTCAGATTGTGCCGACCTTCTTACCTTGGAATAATTTATAAGCTTCATTTTTTACGCTGGGAAATCGCTAAAATCCGTTGTTGCATTACCTAAAGCCTCATCGCTTGGAATTACGTTGCTAGGTATCCAATGCACATCCATTGCTGGGTCTTCGCTAGCGTGCCAGTTTAGTAGGCTTCTAACTTCGTTTCCTGTAAAGTATGGCGATTTGCCGTATGTTTCTAGGATTACTTTTACGTCAGGTTGTAACTCGCTAAAGCTCGAGATATCGAAATCAATAACGTAATCCATGCCGTAAGACTTGCCAAGCCATATTGTAAATTTCTCCTCAATCATTTGGAGTTGCGGCATAATTACATCGGTAACCAAAGCCTTTTGCGCTCCTTCCAAATTGGCATAGGTAGCGTTAGAACTAAACAAAACAGGGTTAACTCCCCAAAGACCGCAAAGTGTTTGCAAGTCCATGTTTTGAGAATTAATAATATCCATCGCAACTGGCGACAATCCGATTGCATCGTAACGCAAAGGAATCGAGGAGGCAACGATTTTGTTAATGTTTTTATTGCCGTTTATCCTCTCGTCTATCCGCTCGTCCATCTTAGCTCTTTGGTCAGGAGACGGCCAAAACTCAGGGTTGGTAATATTTGGCGAAATAATGCCCTTGGCTCCTCCGTTTTGGAAAGTCTTTTGCTTGGCATAGGTTGCCTCGTTGTTAGCTTGTAAGGTTGTTAAACCAGCCAAGAGAGGAGGCATTCCACGCAATTGCGCTCCGTTCAAATCCCAAGTTAAATTCGTGGTTTTGATATGTAATACCTGGTCAGCTGGTATCTCAATATTTTGGTCTCCAATTATCAATTTGTAGCCGCGTACTGGCTCGAATAAACTGCCAGCTACAATCTCGACATAGTTAGACGGCAAAACGTACATCTCCTTTATTTTGCCTTTATTAAGGCCATCCTGAGGGGCAAAGCCGTAAACGAATATCTCTCCGCTAGTATTGTACCACGTTAGCATCGAATCAAGAAACTCGCTCCAAGTTTGCATTGGATTAGGGTTTTTGATTAGCTGGTTTACTGGGTCGGTATAACTTACATCCTCAAGCTCTTTTTTACGAAATGCTATGCTTTGCAATCTGTTAAGCTCTTTGGAGTTGTACTTTCCGCCTCTGTATTTCTTGGATGCTTCGCTCTCTTTGTAAACGTAGGTAGGGCATTGCTTGCCTTTCTCTGCTATCTTTCGAATGATTGAGTAAACCAGGGCGTTTCCTTTGTATCCCTTGTCGATAAAAGTTTGCTGGTTGGAATCGTACCAAACAACAAGCGTGGAGGCCGTAAACTGGCCGTAAAGTATCTGATTGAGTAGGTTTACATCGGGGTAAGTCTTTGTCGGCGTTACTTGTGGCGTGATGTAATTCTGAAGAGCCTTTAATAGCATAGCATATTCGTTTTAACAAATATACCTATTTATTTTTTTCTAAAAATGCAAGTCCATAAAACCAAATTACAACCATAACCACTCGAGCTAACCAATGCCAGGTAAGCGGATTAAAATCCAAAGTCACAAACACGATTAATAGGTAAGTGATAAACATTAAAATAAGCGAGGCAATTGTTTCTTTTGTCATATTGAGAATTTAAAATCTTGTTTCTTTTTTAACTCCATCATTGCCAAATATCTCAACGCGTCAATAGCGTGGTTATAATCGTCAATAGGACTGTTTAGGCTTTTACCAGTCTTGTCTTTATCCCAAGTATAAGACCGCAATTCCTTTATTAGGTTTGTACTTTCTTTGGTAACTAATAGCTTATGCTCTTGCAAAATCTGTATGCCAAACTTAATCGAGTCTGCTCCTTTTAGGACTGGTTTAATGTTAAATCCTGAGCGGTAAATTTCCTCAATACTTTTTGGTTCGGCCGAGTCTGCATATATTTTGTCGGTTTTATTTATTCCTAATCGGCTCATTTCTCGAATTATGTCCGAGTTTAGCATCCCTTGTCGGTAAATCTTCTCATCAACAATTAAACAATCGTCGTATTGATAAACTCCAACCAATGTCGTTGGGTCGTTAGTAAATCCAAAGTCCATGCCGTAGCCAATTATCTTGGCGTTTGCTGGCACCTGGTCTATTGATGACCAATTAGAGAAAATAACACCGTCTAAACTTCCAACCTGACCAAGGCCGTAAACCCTCCACCAATTCTCCCAGTACTTAGATGTCTTAGCCTTTTCTTTTGCCTTCTCTATTTCCTTTACAATTGCAGCGTCTAAGGCTTCGTTGTCTTTGTAGGTCAATATTACAAAGTCCGAGTCTTCGTCTTTTATAAGCTCCGTATGCACCCAAAATTCTTGGGTTGGATTATAATCTAAATAAATAAAATCCCTTGTACGAATTGATAATTGATTGTAGGACTCAAAGTCGATATTGTTGCACTCGTTTACGAATAAAACGTGCCTTCTTGCTCCTCTAAGTTTATCGGGTTGGTCTGCCGAGAAAAACTCAATAAATGAGCCGTTTAAAAACTTATATTTTAGGTCTGACTTATTGAATTGAGCGTCTCGATAATTGCCAGTCATGACCATTATATTTAAAAAGTCTTTAACCGCGCCACGTTTTAAATGTGGGATTGATTCAGCCACAACCGAAATTTCGGTATAGGGAGTCTGCATTGCATGAGTAATAAGCAAAGGCAAAATCGAAAAGGTTTTGGACGATGAGGTGCCACCTTGTACAATCCTTACTCTTTTTCTCAGCTTTGAGATTTTAGCTTGCGCCGTTGTCTTTTGGAACATTTAGGTCGATTCCTGTAAATATTGGCGTTTCCAAAATATGGGTTGTTTCTTGCTTGTCGCCGTACTTCTTAGGCATTAGCTTAGACAACTCCCATTTCTTTGCGTCTATCTTTAATCTTTGCAAGCTTACCCATCCTGGGTCTATCTTTCCAGTTTCCGCATCTCTTTGTGGAGGCTCTGAATAGTCTTGCTCAATGCTTTCAAACTTTAACTCCGCTCTAACAGTCATTGCCTTCGCGTATTGGTTACGCATTTCCTCATTTTCAGATATCCAATCTAAAAAAGTTTTAACCGCTGGTAAGTTTTTAGAATCTGCCTCAATTGTTGAACGCAAACTTTTTCCAAGGCATATTTCGCTAATGATATGCTCAAAAGCTTTTTTCTTGTCTTCGTGTTTCCAATGTAAGCTCGGTTTCATAATCACAAATTTAAGTAAAAAAACCTTGCCCGATTGAGCAAGGCTTTCCAGTTAACACAAACCCAAAACTAACTATTTAAGTGTAATGACTTCGCCAGTCTTATTACCAGCAAAGTCGCAAAGTACTCCGTTCCATTCAAATCGTACCTCTTTCTCTCTAAGTTGATAAGATGCCGCCAGCGTTCTAATTTGCCTTTGTACAAGCTCGATTGTCTCAAACTTGCCTTTACCTTTATTTGACCAAGGCGACCATTGTCCGTCTCGTAGTCGGTAACGAATCTCCAACGAATAATCGGTTTTAGTTGGCTGGATTCTCGGCATCTTTTCGTCTAATTATGACCTCTAAGCCAATCTCCTCGCAAATTTGCCTCAATCTGTTTAGGCTTATGCTTTCCCAACCATTTTCGACCTGGTTAATTGGAGCCAAGGACAGTCCGATTTTCTCGGACAACTGCTCTTGCGTATAACCAGCGGCTTTTCGTGCCTTTCGTATGAGTAACCCTTCGTAAATGCTCATTTGTTTAATCTTTAGGCAAATATAAGATTAGGATTATAATACAAGTAATAAACAACATTTTTGTTTAAAACGGCAATAAATTATAAATCCCCATCTGTATAAACTCCTCGCCCTTTTTAACCAAGCATTTACGAACATTTAACTCAAACACGTTTTTATCGTTAAAGCCGTATTTCTTTTGCGCGATATCAATAAGCAACTTAACTGGGTTGTCTAAATCACTAGCCTTGTTGCTAAAGCCAAAGAAAAACTCAATCCTCAACATTTGGTTTGGGTCAATTTCGGCTTTTGGCAACATAAACATTATCGTCCGCTCGTAATTCTTATACTCTTCGGTCTTAAAGCGTTTGCCTTGCCAGGCTTCATTAACGCTTAGTGGTTTCTCGTTTAATTTAAATTGTATCATTTACATTTTTTGTAAATCCAAGACCAAGCCAAAGTCCACAAAGCCAAAGCCACTACAAAAAGCAGCAAACTAGAAACCTTTAGCAACGCCAGTAGGGTAATCCCTACAAGCGCCACAAAGATTGCGTACAAATCATTTTTTTTCATTAGAAAGGTAAAGTATCGGTTTCGTCAATTCGTTTCTCTAATGGCTTGTTTGCCACTTGTACTGGCTTCCAGTCGTCAACCTCCAAATAATGTGTTGGCTTGCCTTCTACTTTCTCTTGCTTTTCCTTTAATACCAGGTTTACCCATTCTGAATCGTTTGCGTTTAGGTATGCCAATAGCTTTTCTAAATCGCTACGGCTTTGGCTAATCTTTGTCATTTCGCCAAACTTGGTCTGAATAATCTTTGCGTTTCCGCCGTAAATCTTGCTCATGGTTTTTTTAGTTAATAGTTATTTTAATCGTGTTAAACTTTGTTTCTGAATTCATAGCTTCACTTATTTCAATTTTAATATCTGAGTTTAAATCTATGTTTTTGCGCTGACAAAACATCTGTATTTGTCTAATCAACTTAAGCGATTTCTTTTCCTTTCTGTTTGATAAAAAATAGGTGCTTTTCATATTGTCAGCTGTTTATCTAGTTCGTTGTACTGCTCAATTGCTTTAAATATTTGATGTACTACTTGAGGCACTATTGCGTTTCCTCCTGCTTTGATTGATTCTCTTCTGATTGAAGAAAAGGTTTGATTGTCCAATCTTCCGGGAAACCCATTATCTCGCAATAAAACATAGGGTTGATTTGGCCAATTACACCAGTTATTTTTCTTATTCTTCCAGGTATGCTTTCTATTTTCATTGTATAATTCTCTCCCCTTATCCTCTTCAATTCTTGTGCTTGTGGGCCTTGTGTATCCCTTGCACATGGAGTAGGCCACAAACCAAATTCTGTCTCTTTTGTGCGGTGCATTAACGGCACAAGCTGGAAGTAAAAACGGTGTAACTTCGTAGCCTTCAGCTTCCAAGTCAGCCTGCACCTCGTCGAATACCAACCCTCCATTCCAATTAGTAAGGCCGCGAACGTTTTCGCCCACGACGTAGCTCGGTTGAATCTCTCGAATTGCTCTAAGCATTTCGGGCCATAAATGGCGCTCGTCTTCTTTTCCAAGTCTCTTTCCTGCGGATGAGTATGGCTGGCAAGGGAATCCACCTGTAAGGATGTCAATTGTTCCTCTGTGAATAGAGAAATCTGTCTTGGTGATATCATTGTAAGTTATTGCTTTAGGCCAGTAATATTTTAAAACTTTTTGTCCAAATTCATTCCATTCGCAATGGAATACGTTTTCCCATCCCATCCATTCCGATGCTAAATCGAAACCTCCAATTCCGCTAAATAGTGAGCCGTGTCTCATATTAAAATGGTGATTTAGTTTCTGTTTCAAAGTCAAAATTATTTGTTCCCAAATTGGGAAACTTTTCTACTCCTGGGAATTGATGGCTTTTAACATTTGCGTTTGCAAAGTAATCGAATCCATCTTTACCAATGTAACGGTTGCGCTTTCTGTTAAAATCAATTGTAATCTCGAAAGGTATTCCAACCAGCTTTTGTTTCTTAATCTTATCCGTCTTAATTATTACCGTTGTATCGTTAGGGTCGGTTGCTCTATTAGGTCTCCAAACGCTTATTGTATTGTCGGTCGAATCTGCAAAGGTACCCCCCCCCTTTATTTGATAGAGACTTGGAGGCGGATAATTGCCGTCTTTCTCTTTTCGTGGCGTGGTTTGGTGCATTACCAAATGGTAGCTCACATTATTCTTTCGGGTAAAATTAATTCTATCCATCATAAAGCGCGAGGCGTACAAATGCTCTTGCTCTCCTGGGGACATCTCATGACGAATTTTTATGTACGGGTCAACAATTACCGCGTTAACTCCTCTCTCCCAAACTAGAAACTCAAAGACACTTTCAATCTGTTCTATCCTAAAGTCAGGAACTCCGTTTTTTTCAGGGTAAACAAAAAAGAAATTATCCTTTACCAAATCAAAAGCGTTTAAATATTCCTCTTCGCTAAGGTCAAAATTCTTGTAAGCTCGGTCGGTACTCTTGCCAGTTATCGTGTGTATTATGTCATCAAAAAACTCGTCAGGAGGATAATTTTCAGGAGAGAAAAACGCAAACTTCCAACCCTCATTTATTGCCTTTAAGACGCAAAGAAAAATAAGAAATTGCGATTTACCTTCGTTGTTGTAACCCGTCCACAAGTTAAACTCTCCAGCCTTCCAAGACCACATCTTATTTTGCAGTCCTCCACTGGTTACTTGGTCGATATCCCTTACATAGGTTTTACTTCCAGCCTCTTTGCCTTTACGGAAATTGTTTAGCATTGACTCGCGTTGGCCAGCAAATGTCTTAATAGATGCCTCGCAAAAATCTAGGTCGAACTCTTTGTTATGTTTTTTCATTAAAAAAAGTATTTATCTATTTCCGTTTTAAGTTCGTTGTATTTGCCTTGTTTCTTGGCTAGGTCTGTAAACCATTGCCTTTCAAATATCCTGTTTTGCCTTGCCTCTTCTTGCAATGCTAATTTAGTACCTTTAATCTCATAATCTTGTAAATTTATAATATTGACGTACTTTTTTTGTAGAGCGTACAACCTTTTTAGGTTTACTTCCATTAATGCCCAATTCTTAGTTTGCTGAGCTTGTACAATCAATCCCCAAACATTTCTATTTAGGTTGTTTAATTCTTGTATCTCTTTCATCTTACCACCAGTTATCCTCTATTGTTGATTTAGCGTATTTAGGAGGCTCAATTTCTTTTGTGCCTTGATTCTCCTTCCTTTAATATTTTCCATTTAGTGAAATAGTCTTTTACCTGGCTTTCACTTATTCCGTGTATTTCTTGCATCCTTAAAAAGTAAGGTCTTTGCATTGGCTTTTCCTTTGCCATCTCTTGCGTAATCTCATCCAAAGAGATAAACATTTCTTTACTTATTTCCTTCTCTAATTCTTTTACTTCTTTAGTTGGTTTCACTTGCGTTTCACTTGCGTTTCGTGTGCGTTTCACTTGCGTTTCACTATCGTTTCGCTCACCTTGGTAAGTGTCATATTTACAGATAGTTATCCGTGTCGTAACCGTTTCGCTTTTTAACACAATCATTGAATCTTTCTCCAGCATTTTTAAAAACCTTAAAACTTTAGATTTGTTAATTTTCCATCTATTTGCCCAGGTTTCATAAGAATAAACAACCTCTCCTCGGTTGATTTCTATAAGCTGGTTTTTAATTAAAACCTTCTTTGGTTCGATGTTGGCTTGCATTAAAATGTCCAACCACCATTTTAAATATTCGGGTTTATCCCAAATCCAATGGTTTGATAATTGCCTGTGTACCTTAATCCATCCGCTCATAAGTAAAATAAAAAAGGCCCTATCGTGTCGGAGTCGATGGGCCTTGGGTGAATTTCACCTATGAAAGATTCAAGGCTCCGACCTCTTAAATCTCTCATTTAATACACAAATATAAACCTTTTCGATTTAACCAACCAGCGAGCGCTTTTTTAGTTGAAAATAAATACAACCGTAAGAAAGTCCCATTTCTTGAGCTATTACCTTTATTTGCTTTCTGTCTTGCCAGGCTTCAAATATTAGCTCCTTTTGATACTCAGTTAGATTTCGTCCCCTCATTGTTGTCTAAAATTAGTTCTATTGCATTAAGGCAATCGTGAAACAAAGAGCCACCCTTGTCAATCGAATGATGTAGCTTTTCAAATAAGGTCACAAACTCGTGAAATTGCTTAATTGTAGCCTCTCCGCCATCGTAATTCTCCAGGAATCTAAACGCCTCGGTTGACTTTCTTTTAAGCGCGTTAATCATGTTTTTGTGCTTGGTTTTTAAGTCGCCGTCAAACGCTTTTAACATAGTAATGTCTTCGTAATAATCCAGCATGATTTCCTGGAGGGCCAAGTATACCAAATACTTTTGGGTTGCTCTGTGGTTGAGTTCTATTATTATTTCCTCTCGTGTCATAGCTTTTCGATTTCTTCTTTTACTTTTTTCCAGTCGTCTGAGTCAGCAAATGATTTAAGACAGTCTATAATCTCATTAACCGCTATTATAGCGCATTGCTTTGCGACAAAATCAGTTCCATAAGAGGTATAAACCTCATTATACATTTTAGTATAAATTTGAATAGCTTTTTCTTTTGGTGTCATTTCTTTAAAATATAACGTGCAACTCTTTTTCCGTTTTCCAAAGTAACCATGTCAGTTACCACGTTTAAACCTTTGTCTCTTAGGTTTGAAATCCTAGCGGCAAGCCTAAAACATCCAAAGTTGGTTAAAGCTTCGAGCTGGGTAATGGAATGGCCGTTTAATAGCCATCCCTTGATTAATGCGTTTTGTGAGTCGGTCGATTCCATCAATTCAAATAGTTTAATAGTTCAACACTTGCTTTTGTAAATTCGTCTTTAAACTCTTGCTCGGTAATTGGAATTAGTGCCTGTTTAATTGTTTCGTCGTACCAGCGGCTAGCGGAATAGCTAATTTGCCCAATTGAAATTTCGGGATATACCAGCAAACTGGTTTCCATATTGGATTTGACAAACAAGTAAATTTTGTCATCTAAAATCATTTGGTAATGATGCCCAATTTTAAAGTACTTTGGAATATTAAATTCCGTATCTACAAAATGCGTGGTTTTAATTTTAATCGTTTCCATAGGTGTGTTTGGTTTTAGGTGTTTACAATAATTTTAAGCCGAGCATATAACCCAGCGCAAAGATTGGCGACAATGCCACAATCGTGTAAATAATTTTTCCAAGTGTTTTCATGTGTGTTTTGGTTTAAATGTTTAGCAATATTAAACTTAATCTAACAAATAACAAAGAATTTATACTTTTTTCTCAATCATGTTTCTAGCCTCGGCGACATCCAGCAACTTTTTAACCTTGCGAAATTCTAGGTTTTGGTCTTCAGCTATTTCTCGGCAGCAATAGCCGTAAGTTGCCAAAGTTAGAATCCTACTAATTTGGTGGTCGGTTAAAATCTGAAATATATTTTCGTCCATCAATTTACGAGGGTAAATCTCGTGCAGCTTCATTTTCGTGTAAAGCAAATAGCCAACCTTTTGAACATCTAAGCCAAGAGTTTTGGCTATCTTTTTGCGCGTCAATCCCTCCAGGTAAAGGGACTTGATTTGCTGGGTTATTTCATCAAATTCCATAGTCTTTCGAATGTTTCGTTAAAAGGTAATTTCTCTTCGTTAAATGTGGAGGCGACACCTTTTGGCGCCAAGTCTCCTGGGCGTTGTATGAATTTGCCTAAGTATAGGTAATTGCTCATTTTATTTGTAGGTTTTTTGATAATATGTATATCCATTTGTAAAATCTTTATTGACGCCATCAAGCGTTCCAGTTGAATAGGCTAAGGCAATTTGTCCCTCTTCCATCTCTTTGGCTTTTTCAAGGATAATCCCAATTAAAATTTGATTCCCACTTGGAATTAATTTTTCTAATCTTTCAATAGTAAAATCTACTGCCGTATGTTTCATTTAATTTGTAGATTAAAGTTTTCGATTAGTCTTGCTCCAGTAATATTTTCGCCGCGTTTTATGGCTTCTTTGATTGCTACTTTGTCGGCGGTTACGACGTTTTTAATGTTGACAAATTGGCTAGGTAAAGCCTCCACAATGTCGACCTCGACCGACTCACTACGGCGTAAAGAGAGCTTGAATAAAGGACTTTCTATTTTGTCGATAGCACTTACAAGCATTGCCTCTCTAAGCGCGTCCTTCAGCCTTGTAATGGCTCGCTCCTTACTGTCCTTCATTGCCTTTAGTCGCTTAATCTCTTGGTCGATTGCGTCTGAATCGCTTTGGATATTTGCGATTACCTTGGCATAGTTGCCAGCCTTTGCCTGGAGTTGCTCTTGGTTAATTACCAGCATTTGCTCCAGCTCAGGTGTAAGCTCTTCGGTTTCCAATAAAAATGCTAACTCTTGAGCGTCTCTTGTTATTTCGTAAAGATTCATAGTTGTATAGTTTAGTTTAAATTAATCCGTCTAAGGTGTCTTGTTGGTCTTGTGTTAAAATATATTTACTCAAAGCCTCTTTGGCTTGCTTTTTTTGTGCATCCGTTCCGTTTAGATATCTAACCATGTAAGCAAATTGCTCGTCTGTCGGTTTTGTCTTTACAACCGCTGGCACCTGGCGTACTGGTCGTGTTGCAGCCTCTCCGTCATCGTCGCTAATCGCTAGGTTTAAAATGCTTGTAATGGCGTACCGGCGAGCATAACTAATTGCCGAGCCTTGCGCTTGTGGGTCGTTTTGTCTCACTACCTGGAGCGTGTAAGTTGCTGAAATGTACTCGCCAGTCTCGGCGTGTATTAACATTGTCGTAAGGCCGTCGCCGTTTGGAAACTGGCTAAGGATTAAACCAGCCTTTTCGAGCGGTTCGCTGACCTCTGTAATGATGTGAGGCAAGCTGGCGTAATTGGACTTAAAAAACGGATTCTTAGCGTCTTTGCTAATTTTCCCAACCATCGCATGGAACTTGGCTAAGCCTTGCGTTAGGTTTGTGATACTTGGTGATTTTTCCATAGGTGTGTTGTTTAAAGGTTGCGTTCAATTTCTATCTCTAATTCCATTAAAATGCTAGGCGTTGGGATTGCCTCAATTACCTCATCGGTTGACGGGTTAAAATAAAATAGGCTGGAGGTGTGGTCTATTACAATTTCTGTTTCGCCATATCCTGGCGCGTACTCGCTCTCATCCTCGGCGGAATTGTTAACAGTGTAGTCGCCTTGCCAAACGTACTCAAAGCCTTCGTAAATAAAATTTACTTGCTGGTCGTAGTGTGTTTCTGTGTCGTAATTCATAGGTGTTTTGGTTAATTAGTTTTTAGGCATTAATTATATTTTTTACTCTAATTGCACAATCAATCATCGCTTTTTTTGCACTTGTATAAGTTGCAAAAGCATTGTAAGTTCTGCCATTGTGCAAAATATCGAACGTGTACTTATTAGGCTTAGAAATGCATTTATCAACATAGATTATAAAAATTTTGTCGTTGATTTTATAAACGGATTTGTAAGAAACGGTTTCGTAACTTGATGTTGGGTTAATTTTTTCGAATTCTAGCAAATGGGTCATAGTTTTGGTGTTTTGGTTGTTGTTGTTCTGATTTGTGATACAATAATAATAGTTATTTCTGAGATTCCAACATATTACCAAAAATATTTTCATCAAAATCAAATATTTTTTTTTAGTGTCGGTTTTTATGCTTTTATCTTGCGTATGGAAGAGGACAAAATTTTAAATCCGTTTGGCTACCTGGAGGCAACCAAGGTGCTGGACGAAAACAGAAAGCCAGTAGATTGGTGGATGCAATACTTGGAGTTTAACCAGGCCGTAGAGGAAAACGAATTTTACGTTTTGTTTCCAGATGGCTTGCTAGTAAAAAAAGGACGGTCTAAATACAAAAGCAGCCAATATACCTTTGGCGACGAGTACAAATCATTTAAGCAATATTATGACGAGAAAAAGACTTTTAAGAATGACTCCAACGATAATTGGTATTTTATTGCTCATGGCATTATTGATGAAAATACTAAGTAATGGAGCATAATTTCTTTGCCGTCCAAGTTGTTGTTGTACTTGACGAAATACGGGACTTGCTAATTGCCAAAAATCGTAAGTACGGAAACTCAGCTCTTGAGCCTCTTGGCGTATTTAGTCAGTTGTCCGCTAAGGAGGGACTACTGGTTAGAATTGACGATAAGCTAAAGCGAATTAAAAATGGTAGCTTAGAGCGCGACGATGAGGACGTTATAAACGATTTGATTGGTTACCTAGTCTTGCTAAAGATAAATGGATAAGGTTAACTAGAGTTTACAAAAAGCTAAATAATGTAAGATATACTACGCATTAACGGCTATTTTTATATGCAATGCCGTATAAATCGTACAAAAGTGCAATAAAACGCCTAAATATATATAATAATGAGTCCTGACATAACCATGTGCCCAGGGACAAATTGTCCCTACAAAGAAAGCTGCTACAGATTTACCGCTAAGCCAAGCGAGTATATGCAATCCTATTTTATGAAGCCGCCAATTAAGGAAGGAAAATGTGATATGTATTGGGGTGATTTAAGCGAATCTATTTGGGGTCAACTTCAAGACATCGTGAAACCTAAATAGGGCGAATCTGCCACAATTAGTAAAAATTCATGCATTTATAACGTGCCAAATGTCGCCAAAATGTAGACGGTTGGCCACTTATATTGTCGATTTTTGGGACGAATTTATGTATAAAGGTAACAAGCAATTCGGATTTTTACCGAATAGAAACTTATAAGTTCACAAATTGGGAACTTTTATAAACCTTTAGAATATTTTTTTAGAGACTCCGATTTGGTGTACCTTTTGCAAAGGCTGGAACTGATATTGAAAAATGTATTTGTTATCCATGTAGCTAAGCGACGCGCTTGGCTGAAGCAACGAATTGACGCCAGCGCCCAAGTAAATTCCTTTAGGTTTTTGCACAATTGTCTTGGTTTCTGTATTCGTAATCGTGTTGGTTACGACTGGTATTTTAAAATCGCTTGTTGCGGTCATTTTTAGCACCTCTCCAAGTACTTCACCGCTTACGTTGGTACTTCCATACTCAAAAGGAAAGGACGCGTTAAACTGGCTAATTTTAGGCTTATAATCGACTAGGATTGTATCCCTTAAAAACTCGGTTTTTATCTTTGTTTTAGGGACGTAAACGGTGTCCTTAACCTCGACAATTAAAGTGTCTGTTTTTGTCACGCTTTCAAACTTATAAATCGTCTCTTGCTCAGGTTTTGGATAAACAACAAAAGCCAACAATAACCCAATTAAAAACGAAATAATTGCAATTCTTATCCGCTCGTCGTCTAGTAACTCTCTCATTTTTTGCCTCTGAATTGAACGTAACAAATTATTAAACGCTGGTCGATGCGTGGAAATTCCTTTTCCATAACTGGGTCGGCAACACATCGAGCGACAAAATCGCTTTGAGTTTCGGCTGGTTTTGGCTTTGGTAGTGGCATTATTGCTCGATGAAAAGGTTATCTTGTTCTAAAATTTTTCTAAGCTCCTCGCGACACCATTTATAAGCCTGGTAAGTATCGTCGGATAATTCCTTGTACTTCATTTCAGACCTTAGCAACTGGTCAAAATCCCAAATGGCGCTTTTATAGTTATGGCCGTTTATTGCCGCTTGAAAATCGTCGTTTTCTTCGGGTAAATAATATTCTAAAATTGCTTTCATATTTTCCAGCGTGCTTTAGTTCCTCTAATATCATAATGAATCCAAGTTCGGTAAATTCCCAAACCGCCTTCTTTAATTTTGCCATCCTTAATCAATAGCTCTATTGCCTTTGCAACGTCTTCGGGTTTCATTTTTGCAACCTGAATGTCGGCAGCCATGCCAAGAACGTGGTAACTGTTTAAAGAACCACCAATTTTAGCATTGTGTTCCTTACTTCTAAACCCTGACGTTATGCGAATAGGCTGGCCCAAATGCTTGCGCAATACCTCCAAGTTTTTAGCTAACTCGGTCAAGTTTTTCAGCACGTCATTAGTTGGCGCCGTACCGTCAGCGCTGGCAAATTCGTTAAGGCTAAAGTTTGTCGAAAGTTTCATAACGGAAATTTACAAGAATCAACTAACAATTCCCAAGAGTCATTATCCTTCGACCTAATTCGTCGACCCTCTAAGGTTAAAATGCGGCCTCCTGTCGGCTTTATTGGGGCGCCGCGTTCAATATGCCATCCACCAAATCCGTCCTCATATTCCTCTTTGTAGGCTCCAGTTATTGCAAGATGAATTTGTTTTTGCAATAGCTCGTGGTAATGCTTACCTGGGTTGTATTGGATTGTGTCCCTAGCATCGTTACGACTTGAATTTTCGTGTATGTGGCCCATTACAAATACATCCATATTCTCATACATTTCTAACGCTCTTGTCAAGTTAATCGCTCCCTTTGTAACAACACCACCGCCTCCGCTTCCATGAAAATACTTTAAATTTTTTGTCATGAAAGTGTTGGTTTCAACTTGCTTTTTAATGACTAGCCAACCACCATAACCGCCAGTATATACGCTAGTCTTATTCGTGTAATTTAGCAAATCAACAAAGCGTTGCAATGGGTCTGTTTCTAAATGCTTTATAATTCCTGTCTCGTGATTGCCGTAACCAATAACCGTAATTAAATGGGCGTAAGGTGTCCACCAATCTACGGCGTCCTCAATTACCGCGTCTATATAATTTGCCTTATTATGTTCGGGTAAAATATCCTTTTTGCTTCGTCTAGGGTCATATTTCCCCATCATGAGGCAAAAGAAATCGCCGTTTATAAATATTGGCATTTCTTTCTCTTTGCAGTAATCCAAATGCCGCTTTAATTTCTCTCGGTCGCATTTAGGATTGTCCCAATGGATGTCCGACAATAAAGCAATTTTGGACTCTTTTTGGTCGAGGTTGATTTGGTGCAAATTCCTCGAAATTCTTTTTATTTCCATTATAGGATTAAAGAGGTTACAATTGTTTTAAGTAGGTCAAAGAAAGACCCAACCGAATGCTCTGGTAGAAAGTAGGCAGCAACTCCGCCGACTACAATTAAAAAAACCGCCCAAATTCCTAGGCGGATGTATTTTGATTTTTCAGCGTCCTTGTCCACGATATCTTTTTGGCTTTTGCTCATTTTTAGAATATGCTTTTTTAGCTTTTCCGTTCCGACGCTTGCCGAATGAATTTGGCTTGTTTGCTTGTACTGCCTTTGCCATTACTTTTTAAATATTTTGCGCCAAATCCCTTTCATGTCCTCCAAGAAAAACTCGCTTTTCTTTACTTGTTCCCAAGTCTTGATAACTATGCCAAGAAACATAAAGACCAAAATTAGAAATCGTAGGGATTCGTTCATGTCAATAATCGAGGCAAGCGTTCCTATGATTCCGAGGCCTAAAACTTGTTCAAATGGAGGGATGTGGTGCATTACATTTAATTAAATCGTTTATCAAAAATAAGTCATTTTAAAGCAAATAAAAAAGGGCTATTTCTAGCCCTCTAAATTGTCGGTGATGCATTACCATTACTTTTCCTTTAAAGCCTCGTAAAGCGGCCCTAAAACAAGCACAGTAAAGCCTTTGGCCTTGACCTTTTCCTTTACTAAATCTGCGTCCGATTTGCTTAGCTCAATGTCGCCCTCAGAATAGTAAATTTTCTTTGCCAGCTCGTAAAGTCTTATCGGGTCGTCTTTTTCTTCGGCAGAAAATAAAGCGTTTCCGACCATTTTAGAAAGAAACATAAACTCGCCGTTTTCGCTTGTGATTTTGTTGCCTTCGATGTCTGTTAAGGCAATTGCAAGGTTTACAATCATGCTATAAGTGTTAAGTTTAATTTTTCGGCAATATACGTAAAGGCATAATCGTTGTCGCCGTCCCAAGCCAAATAATTTTCTCCATCCATTGTTATGTTACCCTCGGCAAGTGTTTGGCCAATTACCAAAGGCATTGACTCCGTTCCTTCACCTCCAGCATTTAGAGAATAGTAAAAAGAGCAAGACGATTGCAAATTGTCGTTAATAATGTAGGCGTTTAAAAGGTTAGCCTTTTGGCTTTCGCCGTTTTTCCAAATAGTTACTGGTTCAATTTTTTTCATTGTATTAATTTTTTAAAGTGTCAATTTCTTGTTTTAATTCTTGTATTGCTTTTACTAATAGCCAAGTCATATCACTTGAATCAATACTTAATAATTCAGTTTCTTTTCCGTTTAACTTACCTTTATAAGTAGATATCATTTCAGGCATAAAATCCTGTATCTCTTGAGCAATTACAGACAAGTGGTCTTTAGTTTGGTCAAATCCTGAATCTTGATTAAAATTCCATAGTTTAGGCTGAATTTTTAAAACTTCTGCAAGCCCTTTATTGTATGGTCTGATATTAGTTTTTAGTCTTAAATCAGAAGGATTAATCCATGCAGTCCCTGACGCTTTAGTTGCATTGCTTCCAGTTATAGTTAAGTCTCCATTACCTGCTAATATTAAATTTGTTTGTCTTCCAGTTGCACCATTAGGAGTTCCAGTAATTTCTAGCTTTGTTTCACGATTTGAGGCACTCCATGTTGAACCGCAAACCATAGATATATCTCCATTGACATCAAATCTACTTGTAGCTTCATTTGCACCAGTAAAGAAAATTCTACCTAAAAAATCTGAATTTAAAGGATATGTTATAGTGCCTATTGTTGCACTTCGTGATTTTGCAAAACTTAAAATAGATGAATTTCCATCGTTTGCAAAATAAACTAAAGCATTATTTCTTTCTCCTGAAACATTACTAAGCACTTGAAATTTTGGAGTTAATGCAGCTACGTTTTGAGAAGTACCCCCAATTCCAACGTTGCCGCCTGAGGTTAGGGTTACCCTTGGCGTTCCAGATGTAGAACCAGCGCTAGCACCTGTCATAAAATTTAAGCCATTTGTATCTGCTAACATAGCATAGGTCTGAGTATTCATTTTAAAGAATATTCTTGTACTTGACGTTGCGTCAGCTGAATTTTCGTCTAACAATATACCGTTAGCACCAGAACCTTGGACATTAAATGTAGTAGTATTAGAGGCCCCGTTAATTGTAGCCGTTCCAGTAACTTGCAACCTTGCTCCGTTGTTTGTAAATGTGCCTCCCGATTGAATTAATAATTTTCCATCTGAAAACATTGTTAATTTTGTACTAGGATTAACATTTGCCAATCCTGTTTGAAAATTAATTGTCCCAGCAGATAAAGTTACATTTGCTGAACCTATTGTATTATCATCAAAAACATAAGCGCTTCCATTATAAAAATTGTTATTTTGAATAAAGGTAGCTCCAAATGCACTTCCTATATGTGTTTTTGAAGAGTTAGCATCTAAAAATTGAATAGCATTTGTATTGTTTGACGTGTTGCCAAACTGTCCTGTTCCGTTAACATCAAGAGAATAGGCTGGTGTTGTATTAATACCTAACCTATTATTTGTTGCATCCCAAACTAAATTGGACTCGCTGCTAATTGCCGACGTTCCTGTAAAGTAAGCAACTTGGCCGCTTGTCCCTGTTCCCGTGACTGGGTTAGTCAAAGCGTTTTGCTTAGAGTTAAAGGTTGTCCAATCCGTACTTGATAACAAGCCATTTTGCGAGCCGCTGGCCGTTGCAATTGCCAAGGTAATAGTTCCGCTTGTTGTTATCGGAGTTGAGCCAATAGTAACGCCGCTAGTCGCCGAGGATAAGCCGACAGAGGTAACCGTTCCAAGGTTGGAAGTTTTATTGTTAAACGTCGTCCAATCCGCCGAGCTTAAAGCGCCTCTATTTGTTGCGCTTGCCGTTGGTAAATTAAACGTATGGGTATCCGTTGCGCTAGAAATTGCAAAGTCTGTTCCGCTAGTCCCAACCGTTAAATATTGCACTTGGCTAGTAAGTCCGTTTAATGCAGTCAAGCCAGTTGTAAACGTGGTTATAACTTGGCATAAATGGTTGTTTTCAGTATGTAAAGTGATTGTACGACCTGAATGCGTAACGTAGTATCTTAGTGCCAACCTATCTGTTAAAGCCAAGACTGTCTCGGGAACTGCTAACGTGCTAAAATATGGGTTTAAGTTAGTTCCAAAAGCGATTAATTCAGGCGCTGAGCTACTTGTTGCAATTAAAGTAAAGGTTGTGCCATTGTACTTGTAAAGCTCGACATAAAAAGACGGCGAGCCTCCACTACTTGATGCGCTAAAATAGGTTTCTAAGTTCCAGTTTCCAGCTGGGATAAGTAGTTTATTAGGGTCGCCAGCATCTGTAATAAATGAGGCAATATATCCATCTGCGTTTATGCTTATGTCAGTTCCAGCGCCAAATATTGGCGTTTTGTTAAGTTCCTTATAAGCAACTCCTCCGATTGTACCTTGACTAACCGAACCATTCAAATAGTAGCTTACAGACGAACCGCCGCCCGTAGTTGCTGGAAAGTCAGCCAAAGAGCCATCTCCTCGAATGTATTGCCCAACTGTACCAGCTCCACCTAAAACTTGGCTTTCCGTAATCGACAAACCAGTTGAGGCCGTTGCAATTGTTACGGGCAAATGATTCTGACCGCTTCCACTTGGGTCGACTGGATTTTGTCCCTCGGAAACAACAAAGCCAGGAGAGGCTGGAGTTGAGCCAGCTCTAACAACTTGCGCTCTAAATTTGCTAATATTTACGTCTTCCATTTATGTCGTTGGTTCTATTCCTAAATCGTAAAGCTCAATTCTCGCCGTTCCTTTTCTGCAATCAAGTTCGTAACTCATTAGCGCCCAATATCGTCCGTTAAACAAGAAACTTCTAAAAGGGTCGATTGGTCTTCGCTCAATCGTTGCTAAAACTCTGTAATTCGTTCGGCCTTTCAAGTTAGCTAATTCTTGCACGATAATATCTAGCAAAGGTAACTCTTCAACTCCATCTCTAGTCCAATCCGTAGAAACTGCATTGTCAAAATCTAGCAATCGAATTGCTGAAACTGAGTTGCTCGTTATTGCGTCGCCAATGTATGTATTGTAGTCGGGATGCACGTTGGCATAAGGTGAGCCAGTAACCGCTTTAACTCCTAACTTTGACAAAGATAAGCCATCTGTTTTCTCAATCTTTAGCGAAAGATTTTCATACCTTACAACGTATCTGTTAGCCGTTCCGCCGTTACAGATTAATTGATGCAATCGAATTTCAACCTCACCGTCAACTGGGACTAAAACATTGTTTATTGCAATGCTATTCCAAACAGAGCCAGCCGTAACTGCGAACTCCATGACCGTACTTGTGCCAGTCCAAGCAAAGGTTGTTGCTCCGCTTCTTGACAAGTATTGGTTGCCAATCTTAATCATTAGTCCAATGGCATGAGCGCCAGGAGTAACCGCGTAACTCGTGCTTACTCTTTCTACCATGTATTGAAAGGTCAAAGAAATAGTATTAGCGGTCTCCTCTGCAATTGTAATTGCTCCTCCAGTAGTGTTTGTGCTTGCTGAAATCCAAGACAAGTTAGGGTCGTCTATTCCATCGGTTGTGGTTGTTGTCCATATTTGCACATATTCGCCACCACCTGAAACGTATTGCACTAAGGCAGTATTTCCACTTGGCACACTTGCTGGCTGGTTAGTCGGGATTGCCTCGTGATAATCCCAAAGCTTTAATTGATAAATGCCGTCATAAGTCGAGCCTACTCCGTTTAAATTCCACTCCTCAATCGCAAACTTAGCATCAAATATTCCGCCTTGACTATTAGGGTCTAATACTCCAAGATTTAAATAAGAGTTAAACTCTGTAAATACTCGTCTAGCCGTCTCTTCAGGAGAGTTAATATCTGCGTTTAAGTCGTCGCCGTTAACAATTGTACTTGTTGCCGTTAAACTTAGGTCGGGCAAAAATTCATACATCTTATAAGATAACTTGCCTAACTCGGTTAATCTGACAACGTAAAATTGATTTTTCCACAAAAACACGCGGCAAAGAAAAGGGTTAACCATTCTTTCGATTGTGTTCTTTAGGTAAAGTTGCTCATTCTCAATCCTTACGCCGTTGCTGAATTTAGCGTCTAGTCCATCGGTAAAGATTGCGTTTTGTGGCACGTTAAATTGACGGAAAACGCTTTCGTCTGAATCCATCCTAGCCTCGTGGATTTCGCAACCAATAAAGACTGGTCTTTGCTCAACAAAAGATTGATTTAAAGCGCCAACAACTGCCGACAAAGCTTGTGTTCTAGGGTCAGGCCAAGAGGTAAAATTTGAGCGTATAGAATCAAAACCTTTTAATCCATCAACCGCGGTAAATGAGAAAAGCTTAGGCCCACTCTTATATGGCGATGTAATAAAGTCGGGAGCTATGTAGCCGCTAAAGAAAGATTGTATGCCTTCAAATTGCAAGTAATTAATTTTACTTGTGCCACTTGTTGCTCCAATTACAAAGGTATTATTTCCAAATGCAATGCTTTCAAAGGTTGCTACTGAAGCAGCTGGTATTGCAGTCCAATTTATTGCGTTTGTAGAGTAAGCTATTCTATTGGTTCCAAAATCTGTAACCGCAACAAAATATCCGTTTCCGTACGCTAATGATTGAGGTGTAAATGGTATTGTAACGCTTATCCAAGTTAATCCATTAACTGAATAATAATTACCAGTTGTAAATTTCCCATCTGCAAAAATAATTTCGTTTGCAACAAATGTTGTTGCTTGTTCATCCCAATTTAATCCATCATAAGAGGTATAAGTAGTACCAAGTCCCCCAATTAAAAGTTCAGAAACTGCAACCCAAATTCCATTACCATAAGCTACTCCAGTAAAAGGTATATCTGATGCATTACTTCTTGATGTCCATGTAATTCCATCTGGTGAGGTCATTATTCTATTTCCTACTCCAGTTTTTGCAACAGAAACAAATAATCCATTGCCATACTCTACATCTTGCCACCAGTTATTAGCTGCTGGAGTTCTAGCAGTCCAATTTATTCCATTACTTGAACTTGCCGCAAAACCAGTTAAAACTCCTGAAACATTTGCATAACCAACCCCAACAAATATTCCATTTCCAAAAGTAACGTATGAAATGCCTAAACCAGTTGGAACAGTATTCCATGTAATTCCATCTGAAGAATAGTATATTAAAGAAAATGCTGCAACAAATAAATTATTTCCAAAAGTCATTCCTCTAAATCCAGCGCTTGGCGAAGCGGCTTGCCAATCTGTAATATCGTTGTTTGCGCTAACTTGATTTAAAACAACTTTCCAAGTCCTATTACCACCAACAAGAAACTCGTTAAAATCTCCAGTTTCCCCAGCAATTGTAAAATCAACCGAAGAGCCTATAATTGTCTCTAATGGGTCGTTTCCTGTATTTCCCCAATTGTAGGTAATATCGTTAATTAGTAAAGGAGTAACCGCTCCTGAATAGCCAGCTTTAAGTATTTGCAAGTTCCAAACATTTCCTCCGTAGTTGGTAGCATACCCCCCCTCGTATTTTATGCCGTAATCATTTATAGGAGCGTTTTGGCCTGTTAAAACAACATAGGCTTTAACATCCTCACTCGGCATCGTGTAGCTAAATGACAAACTAGAAGACAAGAAAGTATTGCCTGGAGAGCTATACCACATTGCCGTATGATAACCCGACTCGGGCGCAACTGCAATTGTAAGCGAATCGCCTTCTGTATAGAATTCTAAAGGAGCAACGCCGTTAACGGTAATCGTTCCAAGACCTTCTCGAACTGCAAGTAATAATCTGTAATCGTTAGCCATTAGCCTTTATTTATCTTATTGTTTGCTTGTCCTAAAACATAAACCAAATCGTTGCCTTTTACCACAAACTCGCCACTTACATCTCTGTTTTGCTCAAATAAACCTCCCTGAGCGCCACCAGTAAAAGAAGAGCCACCGCCCCCAACACCTGAGGTTCCAACGGACGAACCACCGCCACCACCACCGCCTCCAATTCCTGAGGTAATACCTCCACCTCCACCTCCGCCAATCTTAGCTCTAATAAAACCAGCTAAGGCAATCAAAGCAACACCAGCGGCAATGGCCGTGGCTGGGTTTTTAAATGCTAATTTAATTGCAATCATTCCGACACCTACTTTAATAGCCGCTTGTCCCAATCCCTCGGCAATTGTAGCAACTCCTCCTAAAAGAGCCTTACCAGCGGCCTTTACAACATCGCCTCCAGTAGCTAAAGCCTCACCAATGGCAAAGCCAATATCTCCTAATCCATTAACCGCTCCATTTGTTATTATAGCTGAAGCTTCAGCGTTAAAATCTTTTAAGGCTAATAAGAAATTAGTTTTTTTGGATTCGTCAATGTCTGCAATCTCGGGTTGTATTACTATACTTTCCGCTAGTTTATCTAAATCTAATCCAATGGGCATTGGCTTTGCAATTGATTCAGCCATAGCAAGAAAACTTGCGTCTAATTCTTTTGCGAGTTTAGTTTGCCTTTCTAGTAGAAAATTTGCGGTATTCATTTCAGGATTACCAGCCAAAATTACTTTATTAAGTTTGTCCCATCCTTTGGAATATTCTTCAAACGCCTTCGCTCTTTCCTCTGCCTTTGTTTCGTCGCTTACTTCATTAAATGTCTCAACACCAGCAGCAGCTTCAACAGATGCTTTCTGAATTCCCTTAATTAATATTGCCTGTCCTTCTAATTTATTGGCATAAACTGGATTTAAAAGAGAAAGTAATTGCTTGCCAAAAGTTACAAAGCCATTTTCTCCAGTATACTGAGCAACTGTATTTACTGCGGTTAATGAGGTTACTAATTTGCTGGTTAAACTATTGGCCAAATCTAAAACACCTGAAACCAACCCACTCGAAGAGTTACCAATTGCTAATTGTAATTGAGTAAAGTTGTCTCCTAAATTGGATATTTTACCGCCTACGGTCTCAGAAATTGCAGCCATTGAGCCTGTAACTCCTTCAGCCTCTCCAAGGCTAATTAAATACTCTTGTATAGCTACGTCTGTTTTTTCTACTTCAGTAGTTACACCTTTAAAAGTAAACGCGACGTTATCTCCTTCGGCTTTGGCCCTAACGCCAAATTCTTTTAAACGCTCAAACTCTCCAGTCATTGCGTCCAAAGTTGCTTCTGCTAATTGGTCAAAAGATTTGCCAGTTGAAGAGGCCAAATCACCTAAGGCCGTCATTTCTTTAACTGTTGGCGTAAATCCTCGGTTGGCTAATTTTACAAAAGCGTTGGTTAATTCGTCAACCTGGAAAGGAGTTTTTGAAGCAAATTCTACAATTTGATTCATTGCAACCTGGGCCGCTGAGCTACTACCTAAAGTATTAGTTAAAACCGCTTCCATTTTTTGGAATTGTGCGGTCGTATCAATTATCGCCTTTCCAAAACTTAAAACTGCTCCAACAGAAAAAGCAGCTCCTAAAGATGTTAATGCAGTTGAGGAGATTTTTTCAAATTTGCTAAACTCTTTGCCTGACTGGTCAAGTTTGGAATTTACCTCATTAAATTTTTTATCGAATTCGCTAATCTTAGCGCCTATCTCAACCTCTATTCTTGGATTTGCCATTTCTTTCTAGTTTAGATGCAATTTCCAACAATTTCTTTGCTTTAGCAAAGTCTTGAGGCGTTGACTCCAAAGGCTTTGGATTATTATCCCAGGACAAAGGCCAAATTTTTGTTGGGTCTAAATTTACTCCCTTCTTTAAATGAGGTTGCAATAAAATTATAGCCTGTTTACGCATTGCCTCTACCATGTCTTTTTGGTCTATCTCGTGGCCTTTTATTAAAACCTTTAACTCTTTACGGCTTAAATGAAAAAGCTGCTCATAAGGGATTTTTGTCCGACCTACGAGCAGCAATAAATTTTCGCGAGCATTATAATTCTCGCTTTCGTCTTCACTTACGTTTTTTTTTGTTCGGTATTTTCACCAATCCCCAACTCCAAAAGCAAGTCGGCCAAAACGTCGTTAAATAAATTAATTACCTCTTTACCCTCAACCCAAGTTTTTAACTCATCTAAGCTAATTGGATTTGCCGATTTACGAATGCAAGCAACTTTGTGACATTCAATAAGCAAAGCGTAAATTAAATCTAGCTTTGGCATCTTTCCATTTTGAAAAACTTCACCTAAACTTTTTCCAGTAAAGTCTTCAAAATTAGCCAATGCCCCAAGATTTGGGTAAAAGAAAATCTCCCCTTCTTTAAAGGGAGTAGAATGGTATTTAGCCATATATGTTTATTAGGTTGGTATAACGCTAATTACTGGAGCGCCAGCAAAGTCGAAAGTTCCTGAGAAAGATACTTGAGAGTTTCTTTCTGCGGTAATTTCAAGAGAGTTTAACTGAGCGTCAACTGTAATAATTTTGTCACCTGACTCAGTACCTCCAAAAACCAATTCAAATACTTTGCCGATATCTTCCATCAAGTCAAAAGCTGAGAGGTTGGATGCTCCAGTAGATGCAAAATCGAGGTCTCCACTAAAAGAGAAAGAGCCTGATTTGTCGCCGCCTTCTAGTCTAACTCCATAATCGCCTGTGCAATCGTTTCTTACAATTACAGATTCGTTGGAAATTGAAACAGAAGCGGAGGTTTTACAAACGACTGGAAGAGAGTTCCACTCGAAAGTAAAGAAATTGCCTAATTGATATGTTGCCATTGCTTATTCGTTTTAACAAATATACATAAATTTTTATTTATCAAGATACTTGGAAAATATCCAAGGTATAAGACAAGATTTTTTGGTAAGCGATTTGGCTACTGCCTTGCTCAATTTGAGTTCTGCTAAAGTTCTTTCTAATGTTTATAGCTTGCAAATCGGCTGGCAATGTTAAATAATCCAGAGTCATTTTTAATTGAATAGCATTGGAAATATTTTCCGAAAGCTTTTTACCTCCGTTGCCTTGTGCAAACTTGGTTACAATATTTATTTGAAAGGTTGCGTTTTGTCTTATTGAGCAATCATTGTTTGTTGTCTCGGCTTCGTTTTGGTCTGTAATAAGGACGTAAGCGGCCGAGCCTTGGTAGTTCGCTGGATTAATACCAGGAGGCAACTCCGTGTCGTAAACTGGCAAAGTCACACCGCTAAGCGTTAAAGGTGAGATTGCGGCAATAATTGCCTTTCTTATGTCCGTAGCGATTTCTCTCATTTAATATCCTTTTTAATTTCGTTTTCGATTTCTTGCACCAAGTTAGCGGTATTCTTGAAAAAGGATGGCATTAAATAAGGACGGCCAACAATTCGGCCTTGTCCATTTCTGTAAAACCTTCTTGCAATATCTCGGACTTCTTGTGTGTATTCTGCACGACTTAAAATTTCCCTTGCACTTAATCCAGTTCCAAATTCCAACCAAGCCTCAATCTCAAATACTGGGTCGCCTGACTGCACGCCAACTCTCCAAGCTAATCCATTGTTTTCAACTACTTTATCAATCCTTTGCTTGATGTTTAATGGTAAACCATTCCAACTACTTGGAGCGTTTCTTATAGCCTCTATTTCAATATCCGTTGCGGCACTTGCCAAAGCGTCTTTAACGGCTTCAACAACTGCATCGCTTTTTTTATTTAAATCAATTAGAGCTTTGTCCAAGCCTTTTACAGTAACCGCCATTACACTCCGACCATGTTTATAATGTACTCTTTGTGTTGGCGCTCGTCATTCAATTGAACGCCAGTAATTTTGTAATATTTGCTTCGATAATAAACCTGGTAGTTTTCGCTAGGAACAAACGAGACACGATACTGGATTGCAATTTGGTAAGTGTTTGGCAATACCATCTCTCCAGCCTCCAAAGCATTTCCAGCTCTAGTTTGTTTAACCGATGCAAACGTAGACAAAGATGTAGCTGGAGTAACGGTTGTGCCTCCAGCTCCGTCGCTTATAGTTTGAAAGGAAACAAACTCAACCTTTTGGTCGTATTTTCCAAAATTTATCATACGAATAAGTCCGCTCTATATTTTAACTCGGTTGAAATGCTGGCCTTTTGGGCATAATATTCTTGGTCATTTAATAAATTCTGACGATATGCGAAATCCGTTGCAATTCTTTTAAGCATCGCAACGTGCAAATCTTGAGGTAAAGGATTTAAAGCATTAAATCCAGCCGTATAGGTGTAATTCTCAACCTCTGTTTCGTCCGTTGTTACATCCGCCACCCAAGGGCCAATTGGATATATTCTCTCGCCTCTTTTATTATTCGTGATAACCACATTTCTTTCCACATAAAGCATTCCACTTGCCTTCTCACTTTCAATTCTAGCCGCTGGGATTAGTTCGTTAGTAATTAAGGTATCCCAATCTGAGAAATCAATTTGCATCCAAGCCTTAGCCTCTGCCAAAGTAATTGGCTCCGTTGCTACTTGGGTACTGTATCTAATGTCGAGGGGTCTTACTACGCTCATTTCGTTTTTATTTCTTGTTTGTCAACTTTTATCCAAACCGCTAAGCCTTTGTCGACCAAATATGTGTCGTAGGTCTTGCCTACGGTCAATATTTCGCCTTTCTGAAAGGGTGCCAGGTCAATTAATAATTTTATCATAAAGATACTATTTATTTCATTAAATGTTTTTTCTCATTCCAAGGCTCGAAATCAGTCCAAGGTCGATAACTATGGAAAACGTAAAGCGAACGGATTAAACCAATCTTTAAGCCAAGCTCTTTAACTCTCATCGAAAACAGAGAATCAAAAGCCAAGCTATTCTCGACAAACTTAATTTTTTTCCAGCTCTTGTACTGAAATGCCATAAAAAACCCAGCAATGTATTCGCTAATCTCTTGGATGCCTTCGCCTTGGTAACTCATAGCTAGATTATAATGATTTCTAATGTTTAAATCGTTGCTAAAGGCTTTTCCATGCAATTGGTGCTTTGACCTTAGTCGATTAGTATAACATCCAATCAAGCCAAATTTGTCTCCATCTAAAGCCAAAGCATCGTGTATTCTTTTGCCCCAGTCAGGAGTCAGATACAAAATATCACCGTCTTGTAAAACAATCCAATCATCGTCGTTTGCATTTATGCTGGCCAAGTATTCGTTGTAGGCTTTACCTATATTTTTATCTAAGTCAAACGGGTTTGAATAAAATATCTTTAAAGGCTTTTCCATGTCCGCTCGTCGTAGTAATTAAAATTCTTGTCAAAGCTTGGATACTGAAATAGACACTCGCTTTGTTTTGCGATTACCGCTGGAAATCTTTCGCTTAAATGCCTATCCATTGGCATCTCTTTAATCCTGGCTTTTACTTTGTCGGTGTTAAACCAATAAAAAGAGCCTGAATAGTGAAACTCTTGCGGAACGTATGGAGGGCAAGGCAAAAGCTTACCGCAAACGCTGGAGAATAGCTTCTCTGTAAGGTCAGGAATAGTCTTTAGATTGCCTTCGTATAAATGGGCAATCCATTTGTCTAGTCCACCCATTAAAGGCCGTGAGACGCCCTTACAATGGCCATAAAAGGTCATCCCTCCACTCACTCGATTGATTGAATCCATAAAGTGTACGGCTTCGCCAAATGTCCTATTATTTTCGACAAATTCCACTTTACAATCCTTTGGCAAAAGCTCCAATATTGGCTTTGCATTGTATCCCAAATCCAAAGCAATCTTTACAACCTTTTGACCATCGAACAAATGCCAGTACTTGTTTAAATACGCTAAATTAAGCTTGTGGTAATGTCCAATCCTCCCTGGATAGTAGATAAAGTAAATTAGATTTTTTGGAACGTGAGCGCCCATTGTGTAGGTGTTTTTGGCTCGTCAATTAATTTATAATCAAATTCGTTAAACATCGCAACCCATTCGTTTTGTTGCTTTATGTTTATGTGTCCCCAATCAGCGTCAAAATCTGTCGTTTCAGGAGTTGAAGAGAAAAGTATATACTTTGGATTAACCGCCTTTAAAGCTTTGCCTATTTCGTCATCGGTCATGTGTTCGGCCACCTCAATCCATAACATAAGGTCAGCTTGTTTTGGCTTTTGCAATACCTTTAACTTTGGGTAATTTTCTTTGCAATAATCTCGATGGGACTTAAATATGTCTTGGGCCGTAATGTCAAAACCATTTTGTCTCAAAACCTCCGAGTAAACGCCAGTTCCACATCCAAAGTCTAACACAGTTTTTACTTCAAAGCTTTTGCAATAGTCTGCAACTTCCTGAGCTAAAGCCACAAAGTCGACATTATCAATCGTTAAATTTAAACTTTCAATTTCCGCTTTTAGGAAATCGTCTTCGCTAATATTCATATTTTGGTTTTTAGATTTCGCCGCAAGGCTTACAATTTTTCTTAAAGTACACTTCACAAGCCGTTCCTTCGGGATTACTTGGCTCCTTATCAAAGTAGATTTGCATCTCGCTAGGCTTTGCAGTAAAGCGCTCGCAAGTTAGTTTCAGCTTGCATCTTTGAGGCTTACACATCGTAAATGTTGCCATATCTTATAATTTATTTTTTAAAGTAAGTGATTTTGAAAGCGTTAAACAAAAAAAGGCGGGAAAAATTCCCGCCCTTTCACCATTAAACTAAACACACACTAAATAATTAGGTAGTCTCAAGAAGCGCCTTTGCAGTTGCAAACACACCTTTAACCAAGCAAGGAGTATCGTTAGCAGAGATAAACTGCACCAAACGCTGCTCGATTCTTACAGTCTTCAAGTTGTCGATAAAGTCATCGCCAGACTCTCCGATTGCTACTTGCAAACCGCTTCTCAAACGTACGTTGATTGCTGAAAGGTCACCACCTACGAAATCAGCAGCAGTTCCAGTCAAAGCGTTTGTTGGGATGATTTGAACTCCCCAAGCGTTGATACCACCATTTGCGTTGAAAGTAACGCCAGCTGGCAAGATATACTGCTTGTCTGCATCCTTCTCAGAAAGCATAACGTGATATTGTCCAGTCTCAACGAATACGCCAGTAGCGGTTCCGTTTGCAGCTCTTACTTGAGCGATGATTCCGTGGATAACATCCCAGTTAGTAGCAGCCTCAACTTTACCAGCCATTGTAGAACCAGTGAAAGTGGTAGACTTAGAAAGCAAACCAGCAAGCTGAGGAGATGTTCCGTTACCAGTAAACAATTGGTTTTCGATTACAGTCTCTACACGCTTAACTCCATTGGATTGGATGTAAGAAGCCAAGTAAGCGGCATCTTCCAACATTTCCATAGAAACCTTCATGTGTACACCAATCTTCTCAACCTTAGCTCTCTGCTCCTTGTATTGTACATCGATTTGAGTCTTCTCAACACCTTCGCCAATCATTACTGGAGTTCCTTGCTGGTCG